TATCACCTTGCATTGGTTTACCCAATTGAACATTTCTACCCTGATATTCTGCTTCGTAAACACAATTACAATTTGCTTCACTTAAATCTTTAGAATATGCTCTCATAAAAGAAATGAAATCTTCCATATCCTCATCTTCAACATCATATTCTTCAGGTTCAACTAAACCATAGTTTATATCATCATCTGAATCAATATCTTCACTTACGGGAACACAATTTGGCACCATCTTACCATTTTTCATTTTACCACCAACTTGCTTATATCCATCCCAACAAGCTTCACATAATCCATTATCTTCGCCTTCATTACATTTTTTCCATCCACCACCTTTACCTTTATAGTTTTTTGCAGCCCAACCATTTGCGTATGCAGATGGATAAACATCAAATTTAGATTTTGCTGCGGATTTGGATGCCGACCACTTTGCCGGGTCAGTTGGGCAATTCTTTTCTAAAAATAAATTTAGTCTTTCTTCTATATTCATAGTTTCATTTTTTTTCTTTCCTTGACAATGTGCTTTTTGAGAGAAACCTTTTGGATTATTGCAATCTATACTACTTTTATATTTATCACTCCACTCTTCATTTTTTGGTTTAGTAGAAACATTTATTGGTGCTTTGCCCTGTCCACTACTACTCTTACCACCTCTACCTGCATCATTTTGTGCTGCTCGTTTTCTACGAGTTGCACTTTCCTTTTCTTTTTTACTCATTCCGGCTGCTTTTGCGGCAGGAACGCATTTAGCATATCCCTTCTTTTCTCCCGAAGTTCCACATGGAGGGTGCTTTCCATCAACCTTTTTGCCGATGTTTACCCACTTTTCTTTAAACCATTTATCTAAATCTTCCTTCATCTATAAGAGTTTCAATATATAAATATAGATTATCCAAGCAACCACTTCAAATTTTCCACTTCTCCATTACCTATTTTCATTTCATATGGATTATCCTTTTGCCAATTATTGGTATATACTCCCTCCTCATATGATTTTACCGTAGATGAATTCAACATTGCTTTGGTTAAATCAATTCCTTCTTGCTTCAATCTAAGCGCTGTATTACGAACCCATAATCCAATTCCCAATGCCATAATCAAGTCATCATTATAACTTTTCATAGCTTCAGCTCTACCAGAACTCCAAATAAAAGTAAACATTTCATCAATCAATCTGCTAGAACGAATAAGAATATCTTTTTCTCTCATATAGGTATCTAATGTAGATATGATAAGAGGACGGGTTTTTGATGTTGTTGAAAATCCTGCAACCATTTGTCTTTCATCTCTGTAATACCTATTACTCATTTGTTTTTCAGTATCAATGTATTGTAAATCCTTACTCATATAAAATAAATTAGGATATACTCTATTAATTACTTGCTGAATTGCTGACCAACCTACATTGGCATTTTCTATAATAAGTAATGCATTATTATAATCAGTTGCTAAACTTACTAAGAAGTTTCCAAAATCCTTTGTATCCAATCTCCCTCTATATTCAGCTACTTGGGTACAATCTTCAATATCTAATACTTGGGCAGTAGAATAATCGGCTCCATCACCTCGCGCCACATCGGCTACAACCATATATGATTTATTGTAATTTGGGTATTCCCATTTCCAAAGATTTCCATCAAAGCCAGCTTTTTCTATTGGCTCCATTACATATGTATCTTTGTACCAAGTCAATAGTGCCGGGTCAATTACCGTATCACCAGAGCCAACAAAGTCACAATCACATTCCTGTGCAGCACCTTTAATTCCTAAGATACGAGTTTGTTCATCTCTCCATTGTTGATTTCGTTCAGGGTGTACAGTCCAATGTAGATTAATACAATTGAAACCATTTGCACCACTTTCTCCATCTACCCACATTTTATGAAACCAATTACCAATACCATTTGGAGTTGATAATACAATAGCACTACCACCCGTTGATAGAGTAGATTGTGCTGATAACCAAATTTCATCGATATCTCTAATGAATGCCGCCTCATCCACTACTAAAAGTGATAAGGCTTCAGAACGACCTGCATCTGGAGAAGATGCAATTGCTTTTACTTGCGAACCATTCTTTAATTTAAGTGATAGTTTGTTATCTTCAGCTGCCGCTGTTGAACCATCTCGTAACCAAATTGGAAGTAAATCGTGCATAACCCTTACTTTTTCTACTAAGTTTTTTGCTACCGTTACTTTAGTTGCAATAACCAGAGCATTAAAGTCTTGGTTAAACAACATCTTCCAAAGTATAAAGCCCGCCGATAAGGTTGATAAACCTAACTGGCGGGATTTTAAAATTATATTAAATCTATTATCTTTGAAATCATCCAAACAATTTTCCTGAAATGGATACAAATGAAATGGTATCTTACCTCTCGTTGGATGTTGAATGACACAATATTTCTTCATAAAGTATATCGGGTCATTTGCAGACTTACGATATTCTTCAGCAATAATATCTTTTAGATTCTTTTTTGGCTGATTTTGAATCATTTTAAATTATTTCCTCAATCTAATCTTCCAATATACGCCGCCATTGATATAAGGAGTAAATCCACCATTAGTACCATCTACTACTCTATTAGCAACACCAATACCTAAATTGTATATTTTATCTTTTTTAGTATTTAATAAAATTCCCATTCCAACATGAGATACAACATCTGCTTTATTAAATCCACCTTCAAATCCGTAGAATAATTTAGTTTTAGGTAATTCTTTTACTATTGTAGTTTCTTTAATAACTCTTTGTTTAACATTTGCATTAAAAGTTCTACCTAAGATTTTGTTTTGTGAAATAGTATCAGTTACAGCCACAGTTCCTAATGAATCAGGTAATACTAATACATCTTTATATAATACTTTTGAATAGTAATCTTTTAATATTGCGTTTGTATCTACTATTGCTGGAATGATTACTTCCTTCTCTACAATTGTTTCGTGGTAAATATCATTACCTTTCTTTGTTACTATCTTAGTCTTTACAATATCAATGGTATCAATATCGTATTTAATTACTTCATAAGCTTTACCAGCTATGATTACCTTTTTACCTGGCATAACTCCACCTGGGTTAAACCATTCTAATAACACAACTGCTATCAATACTGCAATTGCAATGTTCTTAATGTTTAAGAATTTTTTCATAATTTAGTTTTTTATTAATTCTGGATGATTTAATTCTCGTAACTTATTTTCTAATGCCTCTTTCCTTTCCAATAATGCTTCTATTGCATCGGTAGCGCCATTAATATCGTTTTGCAAATCTTCTTTAACTTTTTCTAAATCAACATCCCATTGCCAATTAGAAAGAGAACCATCTTCATTGACAAATTCAAATTGTTTAGTAACTCCTTTTAAAGCTTCTTCAAATCTCATTTTTAAATCCCTAACATACGCTAGTTGATTTCTACTTATTTTATAATCTTCATAAAACGCAAATGTACCATCTATTCTTAACTCACTTTCTAATTTAGCTAAGCAAGATGTACATAATCCTGTTTTACGAATTAATTTTTTATCTGCGTTACCATATTGTATAGTTTCGCATTTTTCGGATGAACATGTATTAAGTTTAGAAAGATATTCTCTAACATCATCCATTTTAGAACGGTTGATTTTAAATCCTTCTTTTTGCTCCCACTCTTTGCCATCTTTATCAGTCCACACTTCACCAACTTCTCTCTTTTGTTCTACTTCTCCTTCGTAACCATGAACTCTTTGATTGTTATCAGTTCTACCAAATACCGTATCTATAATTAATTTACGAGATTTGTGCATCCCCTTTGATTTCTCATCAAAACTTTTTCTTTTTGTCATAATTCTATATTGTTAATAACCTTTTATATATGTATATATATATAATTTTATTCGTAAAATATACCTAATATTTGATTTAGTGGTGCGAATGTACCTGTTAGTTTATATGTATTACCTTTATAAACAAATACAATACCTTCGTTTGGTACTATTTTATCTTTACCACCAATACTAGCTAATCTACTTAATTCCATTTTTAATTTAGCTATTTTAGATACATCACCACTACCTCTTACTTTTTCAGCAGTTGATTTTAATCTATCTTTCATATTACGAACAGCTGCATCTGGATTTACAGTTAATACTGAACCCATAAATGAAAGAACATCTGCACCAACACCCAAAAATATTTCTTCAAATTGTCTAACATTATCTTTTTGTTGTTTAGTTACATTTACTTTATCATTTTCCATTGCCCAACTTTGAGCATCTTTATCAGCAATAGTATTTAAACGGAATGATTTATCACCAAATGCCCATCTTCTCACCAATGCTTCCTTTTCTAATTTTTGTAATTTAAATTTTGATTTATTTACAAAATCTTCCCACCAAGCTTGATGATATTCAGAAACACCATCCTTATCGGATAATTGGAATTCAAATTGTAGCTTTTGTAACTGAGTAAGGTACTTTGTTTGTTTTGAACTTAACTCCTCATTTTTAGGTAGTTCTGTTACAGGTGGACCTTGTATTGTATACTTTGATTGAATATCAG